ACGCCCTTAAACTTCATTTCAACGAGACAAGGAAATAAATCTGATTCTAATTCAAAGATAGATTCTAGATCCTGGTTGCTTAATTCTTGTTTTAATTTTCTCCATAACTGATACGTGACTTCAGCGTCCCGTTCTGCATAATTTCCTACATACATTGCTGGTAGTCTCCACATATCAGCTTTAGGATCTATTCCCCATTCTTTAGCACCAGCAATTAAAGCGGCTTCATCTTTTCCATATCCAACATACTCACGTCCTAAACTATTTAAATCATAACGCATTCTATTTTCATTAATTAAAGATGCTGCGGTCATAGTGTCGACAATGTCCCCTTTAATTTCTATTCCCATAGCACGCAGCCAACAAACATCATACATGGAATTATGAAAAATTTTTAGTGAAGAAGATTTACAAAGATCTCTAAGCCATTGAATTACCTTCTTTTTTTGAAGGTTGCCTCCACCTTCATGATCAAAAGGAAAGTATCCTTGATAGCCTTCAGTGGCGACAGCAACCCCAACCACTTTTCCATTTCCAATAACGGATCCTGATCCTCTTGTTTTTAAATCAGGATCTGAAGTTTCTAAATCAATAGCCACTTCTTGACGGTTTGTTAAGTCTGGAAATTTTTCGGGTTTAACCCATTCGGTTTGAGGTTTAAATAAAGGAATTTGCATTAAGAATAATCCCTCTCAATAATCATATCAATGTAATGTTTTGCTTTTTCCAAATCTTGTACTTCTCCTTTATGCGCGTGCCTGCAGATATATTTAATAGCATTTCCTTCTGCAAAAAGCAATTTATTATCATTAATAAATTTACTGGGCTGAATTTTCATGTCCTTGTAATGGGATCCTCCAATTTGTTTTTCATAGGGGTTCATATTTTAAACTCCTTGCTTCTGTCTTTACATCGAATTAAAAATAAATTTTTGCTACATCGAGTCAGACCGACGTACCAAACTCTTTGTTCTTCATCTTGTTTCATAATAGTTTTCGTTGCTCCTTTTATAGTGTTGCGGGTTTGATTTTGAAGAATAATAACATTCGTTGCTTCTCCTCCTTTTGAACTATGGAGGGTTAGCACCTTGATTCTTGGTTTAAGACGCAAATCTTCTCCATTACTTCGCATGGTTCTGATATAGGTTTTAGTGTTTGGGGTGACTGCAGTGAATGCATCATACCATGGAAGCTTGGGATTTAATTTATATTCTTTTTTTAAATCATTTAATTTAAATAATTTATCTTCAGTCTCTTTTAATTTTTTATTAAACCTTTCTAATAATCTTTGAACTTCAATAGTAGTAAGTTCTTTATCTTTTTTCCATGCTTCCCAGTTTAAGATGTCGCGATAAAGAGATTCATTCATACTTCTTCCATCTTTAGTCTCAAAATAAATTCCGCGTCTTCTTAAATCTTTAAGAATAGGTTTTAATAAATCATTAGTTCGAGCTAAGATATACCAATCTCCTTTTGAAAGATCGATGGGATCAATAGAGAAATAAGTTTTAATACTACCGTCTTCCGCAGTAGGAGTGTTCCAAGGTTTTTCTATTCTTCCTAATTTAATATTATCTAATCGTTGAAGAGCTCGGCCATGGATGGTACGAGGAACTCGTTTAGATTGTTTAAGTGGTATTTCAATGGCGTCAAATTTAATGAAAGAATCAACATCAGCGCCAGCCCAACCAAAGATGGCTTGGTCATCATCTCCTGCAACATAAATGTCTTTGGTATGCGGTTCTAAAGCGGTAATCATTTTCCATTGTAACAATGAAAGATCTTGAGCTTCGTCAATAAAAATAACATCAAACTGAGGGACCTTAGCGTTGGGTAATTGAATTTGATCTATAAATTGATTAAGCATGTCATTATAATCAATGAGTTTGTAAGTATTTTTGTAGTCTTCAATATGTTTAGCAACCACTTGAATTTTATCTCTTTCAATTTTTCCAAGATGTTCATTACGATCTAATTGATCTAGTACACTCATATTTCTTACTGTGGCTAAATTAATTAAGCTTAAATATTCACTATTGGAAGTAAAGATTCCATTAAATTCATTTTTTTCATAGGTAGCATATTTAATTCTTAATCCACATTCTTCTCCAATAGTTTTATAATGTTCTTCTTGCATAACATTTTGTTCTTGAAGTCCAAGATATTTGAAAGCGAAAGAATGCAATGTTCTAAAGTGTTTAACATCTTTCTTTTCTAAAAATAAATAAGTTTCTAGAAGCCTATTCCTGGCTTCGTAAGCCGCTTTCCTAGTAAAAGCAAAGTAACCGATACGGTCAAGAGGAGTTCCTGCTTCTTTGTACTCCATTACTTTATTTAATAGAGTTTGTGTTTTACCTGTGCCGGGAGGACCTACCACTTTATAATTCATTAATAGTTAGGCTCCTTTCGATCAGGTTTTTTATATTCGATTTGATCAATTTTCATTTGTTTAAGACGCCAAACTTTTTGAGTTTTATTATTTATATTATAAGAGACATCATCTTCCGCTCCTAATTCTTGCTTCATGATAATTCCGGTATCCCGTGCATCTAGTTTCCATTTGGTAGGCAACGTTTCAAAGAAGGAAGAAAAAATAAAATAATGAAATCCTCCTTCAGTCCAACACAATCCTCCTCTAATATCACTTTTGGTTTTAGCTTGGGTTGAATTAACACAGTAGGTGTAAAGATGCTGATATAATTGATCTTTAATATCAGTTCCTGCAGCCGGATGAATAGTGACACAATTTTTTGAGACTTGATTAAGAAAAGCTCTAAACTGTTTAGGAGATAAAGGATCAGGATAAAAATCAGCTTGTAACCAAATTAAATCTAAAAGAAATTTTTGAGTTGTAAACATTCCAGGACTAGAGGCTTCGCATTGAACGGGTTTTCCGTCTGGTTTTTCTACCATGAATCGTAGACGAGGAGTTGTACTCATAATCTTTTGTAAACCAGAAATAAGAGGAAAAATAGAATTAATGTCTGATTTAATTCCAAATTTTCTTTTAACGCAAACATGTTTCATGCATTTGGGTTCTAAAATTTCATCGGTACAGGTATGTCCCGCAGTGTCTTTACTCCATGCTTTAATTTTGTCATTAATTTCTTTGAGAGACCAAGGTTTTGTAAAATATTTATTGGCTTCATTAACTTTATCAGGCCATTGGTCTTTATATTTTTTCTTGGCAAAAACCATATAATTATACATAAAACGATCTCGACCATCTCCTAATTTAGTTTTAGATAGGCGTTGTAAACAACAAGGTCCATCTTCAAATTCAGGGTCTCCTCCTTTTAAAACTTCCTCTTCACATCGGGTGATGAGTTGGCTTAATTCACTGGGATTTAATTTAGATTCTGTAGCTATTTTAATAAATTGTTCTAGAGATAAAGGGTTATTGTCTTTGTCGAGCGCATAACGAGTTGTTTCTTTTTCCTTTTGATAAGGAAGATTAATAAAATTTCCTGACAAATTTCCATTTTCATCTGGTTCGAGTTCTACTTGTTTAGGATAAATTTCAGTGGTTCTTGGTAGTTCGAGTGGTAAAAGTAAGGAAGCTAATGAATCTCGCATAGTTTGTGCATCTATCCTTTCTTTTAAAAATAAATAAATATGTAACCCTCCACTTTTGGATCGGCATGGGATTAAAGGTAACTTATATTTTTCTATGTAAGAGAGTAAAAGTGGTATGTTAAAATCTTTATAGTTTTTAGCGTCAACATCAATGCATCCAAAAGATACTTTACCCTCTTTGGTACAAGGTTGAATTCCTATTGATATGGTGCCCTCTAAATGTTTTTTATAATGGAAAGGAGTGACTGATTGTTGAGCCCATGCGTAGGGTGGCTTAACTTTATTTCTTTCTTTATCAAACTCCGCTTTGGACATATCAGCTTTGCCAAAGTTTTCTTGGAGTCCAGAAAATAATTTTATAAATTCATCTATCATACATCCCTTTAAACGGGGCGGTTTAAGTCTCCCGCTGCCGCCCCTATATTCACCTTTGGTGAAACTTAGAAGTTTGTGTCGTCTTTCTCAGCAGCTTTACCTTGTCCACTTTTAATTGAAGTGTGAAAAGCTTTAGCTTGTTGATACAGATCTACATTATCTACTTTTCTTAAAAGTTTTACGTTGTAACCGTACCAAGTAAAATTACCTGTTACTTCTACAGAGCGTAATTGATAGATGTGACTAAAAGATGGCGGATTGAAGGTACCATTTTTACCTTTTTCACTGATGCTTTTCATCATTGAATTCCACCCTCTACTTACCTTAAGTTGAGTAGACTTCATCGCTACTAACGCTTTATCAATTCCACTTTCTGTAAGAATAATAATGAAATGATTTGCAGTTTTAATAATGATGTTACCATTTTGAAGAACATCTTTACCAGATGCATCCTTCTTCGTTTGAGAAAGAATTTCAGGGCCTCTATCCGGTGATGCCGGACGACCTTCTCTTCTTTCAAATGGTGCCCACTCAGGAAAAGTGAGTTTATAAAAGCATGGAATGACTTCAATGCCTTTTGCGCCATCGTACAGTTTTTTGGTAACTGTATTATAGAACATTCCTGGTTCAGCTCCTTCAACATACGAAGCATGTTTTTTCTTCGTTTCGTCGGAACTGTTTTGAAGTAGTTTTAAGAATGGTAGGGCCAAATCATCTTGGTCCATATTCTCCAAACCTAACTTCGCATCCGCTTCAAATAATGAAGTGGAAGGTACTCCTGCTTGTTTCTTCACAGTTAAGTCGCTTGTTTCTTGACTCATGTTTATTTACTCCTTATTTTTGTTTGGTTTCCTACAAACGTGTTAAACAACTCAGAAGGCATCTCTTTGCCTGCTTCAGTTCGCTCTCTGAGTAATGCTTTTAAAGTCATCGGTTCTACCTTTAGTTTTTGTGCAGGTTGGTAGCCCTGACTTTGTGCAAGGCTTGCATAATCTGCTGCCTTGTTGTCTTCGTTACGACCAAAGGAAACGGTGATTTCATTTTTAATGATATCGCCTAGGTCGTTATTTCGAAGCCAGTTAAATGCTGCTTCTCTGTTTGCTACAGGTATAGAAGCACCATAAATTTTTTTAACTTCCACAGAAGAACCATCTGCGAGTTTTAAAGAGGATAAAGACATTTCATTCATAATGGTTGGAATGACTTCACCTGAAATTTTTTCAGCTGTTTCTTTTAAACTTTTTAGATCTTGTTCTTTTGTTTTAATATTTTTTTCTAACTGTTGAAGTTTAAGTACTTCATCAGAAAGATTTTTAATATTATCTATTTCATTGAGGGCTAAAGATTGATCTTCTTCCATCAGTTCGTTCAATTTATTCATCTACTTTTCCTTTCTCGTATAAGTTAATTGAAATGGGATAATACATTCTTTCTTGTCGGTCCCATTTTAATAAATTGTATTTGCCATGAGTTATATCAGAGACTACTGAACATGCAACTCCAATAATTGCTGGATCGCCTGTAAGTAGAAGATAGTCCGTAGGACGATATTCTTTTAACAATCTTCTTAATTCAAAAATAATAGGTCCTGGACTAAAAATCATTTGGGAATCTTCTTTTAATAAGACTTTTATTTTTCCAAATTTTTGAGCTCCCATAATATTAATTTTAGGGCGCCCTTCTTTAGTGCCTGGAATTTCTTGAATAACATAGACTATTTGGTTTGAGTCTTGTTGCCTATGTTTAAGTTCATTATAATCTAAATTCGTCATGGCTTTCTATTGACATAACATATAAGATACTATATTTATATTGTCAAGAAAGAAGACTATGTTTTATAAATTTAAGACGAAGCCCTATGGGCATCAGTTAACTGCATTGAAAAAATCTTCCGACAAGAAGGTTTATGCTTTATTTATGGAGATGGGTACTGGTAAAACCAAGGTGGCTATTGATAATTTGGCTATGCTTTATGATAAAGGAAAAGTAAATGGTGCCTTAATTATAGCCCCTAAAGGGGTGTACAAAAATTGGTATTCTCAAGAATTTCCTGCCCATCTACCCCACCATATTCACTACAAAATGGTTTTATGGCAAGCTACTATTAATCAAAAACAAAAGAAAAGGCTGGACACTTTGTTTGAAACAGGTGTAAACCTTCATATTCTTGTTATGAATGTAGAGGCTTTTAGCACCACTAAAGGTGTGGAATTTGCTAGAAAGTTTCTGAGTTGTCATGAAACGTTTATGGTGGTGGATGAAAGTACTACAATTAAAAATCCTGGAGCTAAACGAACCAAAAATATTATTAACTTGGCTGCTTATGCCAAATACCGTAGAATTTTAACAGGATCCCCTGTGACAAAATCCCCTTTAGATCTTTATAAACAATGTGAGTTTCTTGATCCTTATCTCTTGAATCATTCTTCTTATTACACGTTTCGATCTCGCTATGCCAATATGCGTACTGCTAATTTTAACGGAAGATCTGTGCAGCTTGTTGTAGGTTATAAAAACCTTGCAGAACTGTCGGAAAAACTTAAGCCCTTCTCCTATCGCGTTCTCAAAGATGACTGCCTAGATCTTCCAGCTAAAACATACATGAAAAGAGTCATTACGTTAACCCCTGAACAACAGAAAGTTTATAAACAAATGAAACAAATGGCTTTAGCAGAAATGAATGGAAAAGTTATAACAACGGCGACTGCATTAACACAATTAATGCGTTTGCATCAAATAACGTGCGGACATTTTAAAGCAGATGATGATTCAATTCAACCTATAAAAAATAATAGATTGTCCCAGTTGTTAGAGGTATTAGATGAGATTGAAGGAAAAGCGGTGATCTGGGCTCATTATCAATTTGATGTTCAAACAATTGTAAAAGCCATTAAGAAAGAATATGGAGAAAATTCTGTTGTAACTTATTATGGTTTAACCCCGAATGAAATACGTCAGACTAATTTAGAACGATTCCAAACTAAGGATGAAACAAGATTTTTAGTAGGAACTCCACAAACCGGAGGATATGGGATTACGTTAACCGCAGCTTCCACGATGATCTATTATTCTAATGGTTATGATCTAGAAAAGAGAACTCAGTCCGAAGCAAGAATTGATCGTATTGGTCAAAAATTTCCAATGACCTATATAGACATTCTCGCGGAAGACACTGTTGATGAAAGAATCGTCAAAGCCCTCCGCAAGAAAATTAACATTGCTACCCAAGTGATGGGGGAAGAATTAAAAGATTGGATCTAATCCCTCAAAATATAGGATATACGCGCGAGGCGCAGTAGAATTTTCTACTTCACTGTTATTATTTTTGGTTTTTTGCCTTCAGGAACTATTTTTTCTAAAGATATCTTTAGTAATCCGTTTTTTAACTCAGCACCTTTGATTTCTACATCATTAGCAATAGTAAAAACTTTAGAAAAAGATCGCTTAGCAATTCCTTGATGAATCACGCCTTCTTTTTCTTTATCGGATTTAGTTTCCTTAACAGATTTTAACGTTAACATGTTATCTGCATATTCTACAGCAATGTCCTTCTTGTCATAGCCTGCTAAAGCCACTTCAATATCGAACTTATTATTTTCCTTCTTTACAATATTATAAAAAGGAAAGTTAGCTGTCAGCGAAGACCGAACATTGTCATAATCATCGAAAAAATTTTCGAAGTGATCAAAAATATTATCGAACCCGATTGAAACAGGTCTAAGTTGTTTAAAGATTGATGGTAATTTATCGAATGTCATTTAACCTCCTTGTTAGACAGTTAATAAAATGGGCCTCTAAAGCACCCATACATTCTATATAAACTATTTTAAATAAATTACAACTAGCATTATAAAAAGAATTAACCCTTGGTATCTATTAAATGTAGTTACAAAGATAGATTCTTTAAATGCTTTTATTTTTTCCCATAAGAATTTCATTATGCATCTCCTATAATTGGTTTATATCGAGTGATATTATCTTCGTCTTTATAGGCTCTTAAATTCTGCTTTATGTTTTCTGATGAGTCAGGATGATAACTCACGTGCAACCAGCCCGAGTTGGGCTCGTCGGGATTCCAGAATTCGAGAATCATTTGATCATAAAGAAGGTTCTGTTTGATCCAATTAAAGACCTCATTATTAGGGGTCCCAAAAATTTCGAAGTCCGCCGCCATGCCTTTTGCATGCTGCGAATCCATGGATGAGCCGATGGCTTGGCACAGTTGAGGACTGCGATAGCCCGAGGATATACTCACTACGTGGTTGAAATGGTCTCTAACAGGCTGTAGGACGCGCTCACAGAGCAATCTGAGGTTCTCCTGGTGGTCAGGACTAGGGTCATTAGGAATGCCCTTCCTCTCGGCTGTCTGTGACTTGGTAAGCTCTACCAAGGAAAAATTTTTAGAAAGCTGCATTAGTTGTAAGATTTTTTCTTCTTGTAGGCTGGTTCATATCGCCCTAATATTTTGTTAATATGCCAAGTTCCATCTTCTAAGATTTCAACTTCTGCTTTAACTTTATCACACATAAACATAAATTTAGTACCACCCATAAGTTCTCTGTGTTTAGGGTCTTTATATTTATTAACGGCTTCTCTTCTTTTTTTAATACATTCGCCCATGTTTTCCGCATGCCTGTGATCTACTAAATACTTAGTTCCATCTTCCCCTACAGCAAAAATACACACTGCAAAGACTATGCCTTCTTTGGGTTTAGAGTTGGTTAAGTCTACCACATCCCCCTGGCCTATCTTGTCTTCACCATTAGCACTGCCTGGCATCATACAGGCTGTTAAGAAAAGTGTAAGAATTAATATAAGTAGTTTATTCATCTAATACCTTCACGATTCTTTTACCATATTTTGTTTGGTCATCGACTTCAACCTTTGCTTTGATAATTTTACAGCTAAAAATCACGCGCTCAGGATTTAATTCACGAGAAGCTATGCGCTTGGACTTGAGGCATGAACTGAGATTGGGCTTGTAAACATGCTCAATCATGCTGCCGTTTAAAAATAATAATAATGCTGTTACTGTTTCTATCATCGAGTTCCATTCGCAAAGGTTCTTTGTTTGTCTTTTAATTTTTCAATATCACTTAATACCTTCTCAACGTCTTTTTGTAAACGCTCTATGTTAACGCTATTTGACATCATGTTTTCCATACGGTCTTCCATCTTTGTTATTTGACCGGCCATGTGCTCCACTAACATGAAAAGCTCAGATTCTCCTGATGACTGGCCTAGCTCCCCCCTGGGGTATTTGATCCGGAATTCTGAATTTTGATCTAAGTCTTTGGTGTGCATTTGTAATAATGTGTCGTGTTGATTGAGCTTCTCTTGGATCTGGAAGTAGCCCATGGTTCCGAGACTGACCATAATAATTAAACTAATTACGGTCTTCATAGGCATGTTAACGTTTTGCTCTGGACCGAGTTTCATATATTAGTTTGATAGTGGATTAGATGTACTTACTTTAATTTCCTCTACCTGCAATTGTAGTAATTCAATTTCTTTTTGAAGTACTGCTATATCAGTTTGATTTTCTGATACACCATTTTTGGCAGAGCCAATTTCTGCT